CATGGTCGCTCTCGTGGCGGCGCTCTCAACTGGCGGGGCGGGCAGCCCGACGGGATTGACGGTTCATCGGGAGCGGACCCGTCCGATCGAGACGGATTCGCTCCCGGCGATCATGGTCTACGCGGAAGACGATCCGCCGAAGCCACTCGCGCAGCAAACGTATCGCGCTCCGCTGACGGAGCGGCAGTTGACTCTGGCGATCGAGTGTCGCGCGGCCGGCTCCGCGGCAACCCCGCCGGATACGGCGTTAGATCCGTTGCTCGTGTGGGCTGCGGCGGCGGTGAGGGCAGATGAAACGTTCGGCGGTCTCGCGAACGGAGTCGAGGAAGGCCGGACCGTGTGGACCTCGAAAGAGAACGACACGCTGGTCGCATCGGCGAAATGGAATATCACCATCAAGTACCGGACGAGCAGGCTCGATCCGACTTCGAAGTCCTAGGGAGGAACAATGCCACCGATTCAGTATCCAGTTCCACACATCCCGATGCTCGGCAAAGGGTCAATCCTGCTCGATCAGTTCGACGACGACGGGAACCCGACCGGGTTTTTGCATCTCGGGAACTGCACCAAATTCGAGTTGGACTTGAAGGATGACATCGCGGAGCTCTACCAGTCGCTGAATAAAAACGTGACTCTCATCGCGACCGCCGTCAAAAAGCGCCAGCCGAAGATCACCATCACGGGCACGGATTTTTCCTCGGATCACATCGCCATCGCGCAGATGTCTGCGGGAAAAACGAGCCTCTCGATCTCAGCTGCGACGGTGAGCGCTGAGGTTTTGATCACCGCCGCGCAAGCGCCGAACTGCAAGGGAAAGTTCTTCCGGGCGGCGAACATGAACATTGACCCGACCACCACGCCACCGGTTGTGAAGTCCGGCTCCGCCGGCACGACAACACTGACGGCTGGCACGGACTACCAGCTCGTTGATCCGGTCTCGGGCCTTTTTTACATTCCCGCCGGTTCGACGATCTCGACGTACGCGGTCACCGTCACCTACGACACGCTCGTGGGCGCGTTCGATCAGGTCGCCGGAGCGACGATTCCATTTGTGCAGGGTCATCTCCTGTTCGTCCCGGACCCCGTCGATGGCCAGAAGATCGGCTGCGATATCTGGCGCGTGAACCTGAACCCCAACGGCCAGATCGGTCTCATCGCTGACGACTACGGCAACTGGTCGCTCGATGGAAACATTCTCGACGACACGGCGAATCACCCGGATGCGCCGTTCTACGAATACACGTTCTTCTAGGCCGGGGAAAAGGCAGGCGCGCAAATCCAACCATTCCGGCGTGCCTAGAAGGTGCGGGAGGGGGAACGCGGGAGCCGACGCAGACTCGGCTCCCGTTCATTTCATGAAGTCAGCGGGCGGCAATCCCGTCCCGGAGGAAAAATGCTCGACGAAGACATCAGTCTCGACGGCAGAAAGTTTCACGGCATCTCGCAAGCTCTCACCGCAAATCAAGACGATTACATTTTGGCGCATCTCCGTCTCGCTGGAGCGATCGAGGTCCTCAGCGATCTCGACGGCCAGAAGCGCACGAAGGAGCAGCGCGCCGAGGACCTGCTCACCGCGATCCTGCTCGCTGGCCGCACGCACCACATTCTCGCCGGGTGCGTCACCGAGGAAGGCAAAACGTGGAACCGACCGGAGGCCGACAGGAACGCAGTGCGCTTCGCTGCGATCACCGACGCCGACGAGAAGACCACCATGCGCGCGGTCATCGTGAGATTCGTGATCGGTTTTTTTTCGTTAGGGGAACCATCATCGAAGACTTCCCAGAAATCTTCGAGCCGGAGCGGAAAGGTCCCCCGTACAGAGAGCGCGGCTCCGGCGACCTCGGCGACTTCGCGCAGCTGATTCGCGAAGTCGCGCATCACGACGCGGACCGGATTCGCGCGGTGTTCGACTGGCCGCTCCGGGATGTGCTGCTCGGATACGTGGAGCGCTTGAAGGTTCAGGCGCTCAGGAGCTACGAAATCGAACTGCTGGTGTGGAGCGCGCTCGCACCGCACCAGCGGAGAAAGACAGATCCTCCGGCTCTGCCGCGGGTTCTGAAGCCGAGGAGATAACCAGATGGCCGACGCTCCTGAGATCAAGGTCAAGCTCACAGCAGAGGACACGGGTGTCGCCGCCGCCATCAAGGAACTCGGCAATCAGCTGAAGGGCCTGAAAAAAAATCAGGACGACGTCGCCTCGAGCGCCGGGGGAATGACCGAGGCGTTCAAAGGCCTGGTTGCCGTCATCGCCGTAGATAAACTTCTCTCGTTCGGCAAGGAAGTGATCAACGCCGGTGCGAGTCTCGCGCGCACGAGCCAGATCACTGGAGCCTCGACGCAAACGCTCGGCGTGTTCCTGAAAACCGCCGACGATCTCGGCGTCTCGAGCGAGGCCGTCGACAAAGGTTTCGTGAAGCTGTCGCGGTCGATTCTCTCGTTTCAGCAGGGCGGCACGCAGGCGCGGCAGGCATTCGCGCAGCTCAACATCACGCAGAAGGATTTTGTCGGCCTCAACAGCGACCAGAAGATTCGCCTGGTCACCGACCGACTCGGCGCGATGGCCGACGGCACGCAAAAGGCCGCTATCGCGCAGCAGCTGCTCGGCCGCGGTGGAGCGGAACTGATTCCCGTGTTGAACGAACTCGCCGGGGACGGGTTCGACCGGGCCAGAGAATCGGCGGAGAAATTCGGGCTGCTCATCGACGGCGACACCGCTGCGTCGCTCGTGCAGCTCCGTAAATCCCTGAAGGACGTTGAGGACGTCGGCAAAGGCGTAGCCACTCAATTCACGGCTGGTCTCGCGCCGGCGCTGACCGACATCGCGAACGCGATTGTGAAGGCGACCACGCAGGACGGAGTCGGCGGGTTCCGCAAGCTCGGCGAGGAAGCCGGGAAAGTTTTCAAGGACATCACGCTGGTAGTCGTGGGGTTCACCGACACCATCGTTCGCAGCTTCGCGAAGGCGAGCGCCGACATCCAGAACATCGGCAGGGCCATCGGCGACGTCTTCACCATCGGCTTTTCCGCTGCCAACAAAAAACTCGGGGAGAACGTGAAGGGCGACTACGCGCGCATCGACGCCGAACTGAAAGCGCGCGAGGCGACGATCCTCTCCGAGTTGGACGGCAATTCCCGGCAGCAGGACGCGGCGGACGAGAAGGCCAAGGCTGCAGCTCGAGCGAAGACCGTGGACAAGCCGCCCGTTGACGAGACGGCGATTCTCAACTCGCTCCGGCGGCAGCAGCAGCAGGATGCCATCGCGAACGCCGAGGCCGCAGCGCTCCAGCGGCACCTTCAGGACGAACTCGCGATCTACAAATCGTTTGAAAAACAGCGCGAGCAGGCGGAGAAGACGTCCTTCGACCAGGGGAAGATTTCAGCCGACGAGTACTTCGCGCGGCGGAAGGCGGACCTGCAGTCCGAAACGGATCAGGAGCTCGCGATCCTGAACGCGCAGCTGAAGGCGGCGCAGGACGCCGCGGCGCGGTCCGCAGCGGAGGGTGCGACGAACACCGCGAAGGCGAAACAGTTCGGGCCGGACACGCAGGCTGGCAAGGCTTATAGCGCGGCGGCGGCGAAAGATGACCAGGAGCACATCGCGAACCTGACGAAAATCGACGAGCTACAGACCAAGATTACGACCACCACGATCGACGGCCAAACCAAAGCGCAGGCGCTCGACGACGAGCAGTTCAAACAGAAAAACGAAATCAATCTGAAGCTGCTCGAGTTCGAGAAGGAAATCGACAGCACGGCGGACAAACGTCGCGCTGTGGCTCAGGCCGAAATCGAAATCGAGAAGCAAAAGCTCACGGTGATCCTGCAGCAGTCCGGCGCGACGCAGGCTCAGGTGCAGGCCGAACTCGCGCGCTTCACCGCGGCGAAAACCGCTCAGGTCAATTTCACCGAGGAGCAGAAGTCCGGCGCCGACCAGCTGAAGGAACTCGCGGATCAGCGCGCTGCGATCGAGGAGAAGGTAGCGAGCGGTCAGCTTTTTCAGGTGCAGGGTCAGCAACAGATCCGGGAGATCGAGCAGGCTCGGCTCCCGGTGCTGCAGCAAATCGCGGCGGAGTTACTCGCGCAGGCGAAGGCCACTGGCGACGAAGACAAAATCGCCGCCGCCGAGGACTTCCAGAAGCAGGTCACTCAGATTCAGGTGCAGTCGAATCAGGTCGGTCAGCAAATCGCCACGATCAAGCAAGGCATCCAGTCCTCGCTCACAGGCGGCATCGAGCAATTCTTCAACAGCCTGGTAACCGGAACGCGCAGCGTGGGCGACGCATTTAAGGGTCTCGCCGCGAGCGTGATCGACTCCATCGCGAAGATGACCGCGCAGATGCTCTCGCAGATCATCGTGGCAAAACTTCTGCAGGCCGCGCTCGGCGGCGCCGGAGTTGGCGGCGGTGGCGGGGACAGTCCGCTCGGAATCG